CCTTTGGTTCAGTTGGAGTAATTTCCCACCATTCATTTTGGTCATTATCATCAGAAGGTGTTATATCAGGGTTTATTCTAACGCCGTCTTCATCATCAAACATTTTAATAAAGAATTGAATTTCTGATGTTTCAGTTGGACGATTTATCGCAGCATAAACATCAACTTGATCTGAAGGAGTTTCTAAAGCAATTTTCTTTGTATAATATTGAGAAGTATTTTTCTCATCTTCATAACCGCCCTTTTCTTCAATAAAGTAACTTCTTACTTCTAAAGCGATTCCATTCTTCTCAAGCATTGGCGTAACTCGGTTATCGCTTGTTCCAATAATAATATCAAGTGTAGTGTCTTCAGCATTTCCAGCATTAACACTATGATTTACATCTCTTAATTCAATTGGAGTATTACTCTGAATATTATATTTCTTATTATTTAGTGTAAGCTTATTAACGATTGAGGTTTTACCAGATATTGACATCGCGCTTTGATTAAGGTTTGCCGCTGCAAATTTTATCGTTGGTAAGTAACCAACAGCAGTAGCACCTTCGCCTCCGCCAATGTCTTCTATTGTAATTGTTGGTGGAGAAATATAACCCTCACCTTCATTAGTAATAACAATATCTGCAATAGCACCGGTATTCGCATCAATGACCGCGACGGCTTCTGCCGCAGTTGAATCAGGAACATCAACTAGAACGCCTGCACTATTTAGTTCTTGTGGAGCCGATATTAATACTGTGGTTGATGTAGTATAACTAGATCCTCCATTAGTAATTTCAACAGAATCTAAATATCCGCCAATTCGTGCTTGAGCTTTAATTGTAGCTCTACCAGTTTTAAAGGTAGCTCTTCTTAACTTGAATTTTAAGTCTCGGTTTTGCTCAGCGGTCCATGTTCGTTTATTACTACTTGTAAAGAATGAACCAACTGCAGGCTGCTTAGAAATAATTTGGTTTGTAATTAAATCAACCTTGTCTCCACCCATTTCAGCAATATACACTGTATATGATGGATCAACTGAGAATATAACAACAGCATACTCGGTTTTACCATTGAGGTAAACTGGTTTTTTAAACTCAAACTTAGTTGCAATTGAAGAGTTATTCGAAGTCTTTATTTGGCTTGGCTTTAATACTCTTTCACTGCCAGGAAGAATTTTGTTTGTTGGGTAACCATTCTCAACAGTAACAAGATAGGCTCTTACATTTGCACGCCCTCTTTTTTGGAAATACACATCCACACTTGAGGCATATATACCGGTTGTATCTCTAACAAAGAATGTTTGAGCGACAGGGTCCCACCTTCTAACGTTCACCGCTGTAGATGAACTAATTTGTACCTCTTCAAAAGATGAATCAACACTTTGTGAGACATCCGTAATAGATGTTCTTACTACAGAACGGTTTGCCCGTAACGGTCTAACTACTAGTCTTGGAACGCTTGTACTTACAATTGATTCTTGTTGAACCGCACCCAAACCATTTGAAATATATCTAGCAATTGCACTACTAGTTTCTTCAGATTCTAAATTACGAGGAGAATCAGTAAACTTAAGAGTTTTTTCACCAGAAGCAAATTTAAGAGATGGCGTATTAGGAACAATAAATGCTGCTTGTAATACTCCGTCAGAATCCGAAATTAACGACCGCGGATTTTGTCCTCCCCAAGTTCTACCATTACTAGCTCTTAAGAATCTCGTATTATAAAACCTAAAGCTTCGGTTAGTACTAGCGTTTGCATTAAAATCTAAAACATCGGAAGATCCCGTATATCTAGTTACATATTTAGTAACATCAACGTCATCAAAGAAAGCGTAATACTTTGTATTTGGTTTAAGATCTTCAACTCTAACCCATACTTGACGTGAGCGCATGAATGGCTTATATGATACCGATGTTAAGAAGGTTCCTAATGATTTATTAATAGAATCTTCTGTTAATCTCGTAAAAGTACCAGTTCTAGTTTGATCCAATCGCCTAGTTTCAGACTCAACCGTTTCTGATAGCGTTGTAGTTAAAGAGGTATCAAAAACATCAGTCCTTTGAGTTGTAATATCTGTTATTCCGACTCCGCGCCTAAAGGGTATCCTTTGAAAATCGGTAGTAGTAACTTGAGTTCTTTCATCGCCAAGAAGAAGCGAGCTTTCGCTTAATATGTTTGTTTCCGATTGAGTACTAAGCAAAGTGTTTCTGTTTGTCTGCCATGAGTTCCATTCGGTACCAAGAACTCCTGCTTCACGTGCAAGGTTTGATATTGTAGTATTTAATTCATTAAAGAGATCAGTTTCAATTGCAGGATCGGTTTTAGTATCAACCCAAGTATCAACTTCTGGATTAAGCTCCATAATTCCTGAACTGTTTATTGTTTCATATGGCTGAACACTAATAAATTGAGTTCCAAGTTTTTGGTTTACATAATTAGTTTCTTTATATGGGAAACCAATAACGCGGCCGGTTGAACATGTCTTATTAAATTCTGAATCTGTACCAATTTCAGATTCGTCAACAATATCAAATGGTAAGTTGGAACCAAAGTGGTATGGGTAAAGTTTACCTTCCCCTCTTTTAACCGAACACTTATAATATTTTTCTGAAATATTACCTACGGTGTGGCCTCTAAATCCATCAACGATAAATCCGTTTTTAAATCTTTCTTCGCCGTCAGTTCCATAGACGCCTTTATCTTTTGCTGATTTTTCTAAAAGAGAAAGAGCAGTATAATATTCAACATTAGAAATTCTAGAATCAAGTTGCCCAATATCACGCATCGTGTATCTTCTATTATTTACACGATCTTTAATTATGCCGCCTAAAGTAAACGTATAAGGAAATAGTGTTAAGTTGAATAGAATCATCGAGTCATCAGGAACTGATGGAAACTTTGGTTTCAAATCAGCTTCACCTTTTAAGATAGAGAAAATACCATTTGAACTAACAGTTATTAAATCTTTACGAGCTAGATAAAAATCTAGTTCCATTTCAACGGTACTATAAGGATCTAAAGAGAACCTACCATTTGATGTTTCAACATACCTAAGGTCTATTACATCGTGTAAGCCTGTTTGTTGGAAAATAGGAATCTCTTCTAAAGGAACCTGTGAATCATCTGCATACTTATAACTGTTAACCGTATAAAAATTTCCGCTGCCAACAAAATCCCAATGAGTATATGAAATTGTTGTCGCTCCATCTTTTAAACAGCGAACACTTGCTTTCTGATAACGGTTCTTCCTTTGGCCGTCGTTAACCAGTTCCCATTCAGTTGTATCAACACTAATTAAATGGTAAACACCATCCAACGTTATTTTGTCTCCTACTTTAAACTCATCAGTTGTCTCTGGGTTATTGTCATCTGGAATTTTAGAAGTTACATCTAAATTAGTAACTAAAGTTTTAACTTTCTTTCCTAGCCTTTCAGAAATATTTGTTTCAACGCTTGCTAATAATCTAACATTATGATCATCAGCTGATGGCGTAAAGCCTGTTAAATCAATAGTTATAATATCGGCTGAACCAGTTCCCAATCCGATAATTTCAAAATCAGCGTTTGGTACATGCTTATATGTACCGCTGCCATAATCAACCATTACAACCATATTGGATTTACTCTTATCGATAAATCCATTATCTTCAGCCGTAAATGTTACTTTTATTTTAGAATCATCTGAGTCAAGTTGAGCTGTGCCATTTAAAATTCTTTTTTCTGTTCCTTTTAAAGAACTCACTGTTTTAACAGTTTGATATGGAAGATTTAAGAATGATGAACTAATATTTGTATCATGTATACGCTTACCGTTTTTTGGTTCAACGATAAAGTCCATAGTTCCTACATTAGTTATCTCTACACCACTTGCTACTGCGATTCGTTTAACATCACGATATGGTCGACTGCTATCATTAGAACGAGCAATGTCGGTAAGATATAGTCTGGCTCTTACTTTACCATCGCTGTTTTCGCCAAGCACTTCAACAGTTGATATTCTACATGTACCTACAGCACTAACAAAGTCGTTAACATCTTCAGTTGACCACATAGTATAAGTTTGAACATTTGCATAATCAAGTGCAGGTAAACCAAAGGATGTATCATCGATGTAACCTTCAACATATGTTCCTAAATCTGCAGTGATCGCAGTTTTTAATAACTCGCCATTATTTTTATCTATATATGACTCACGCGCACGACTTGCAAAAAGAGAAATCTGCTCAGGTAGATCTACTCTATAACCTTTAACATAAGCAGTTGACGGTTGAATAGTAACAGCATAATCATCGTTAGAATCAGTAACACTTTGATATCCAGCTTCGTTTAAATCTTGTAATGATTTGTATAATCCATTAAATCTACCTACAGGATTTCCATCTTCGCCATCTCCACCCCAAATATCGCGAACTTCTAAACTAAATGGATCTAAAACATAATCACCAGATTCCTCTGATGTTCTTGTTGCAAAAATATTGTTTAGCGGGCTTTCATTATTTTCAACTTTTGTTTCTAAAATAATATTAGAATCTTGAATTTCAAGTATAACAATATTAGATAGATCCAGAGTTTCGTCTTTAACGAGAGCTAGATTAAGTGAAATTTGATAACGATCTGCGCCAGGCGCTGCATAGTTAGGAAACCCATTTGAGTTATCAAGAAGAGTTTGGTCATCATTATAATTAACGGTATCTTCTCTTACAGTTAATACAGTATAACCTGAATATACAAACTCATCATCATCTAATGCAATCGCTGTAAGTTGTTCTTTAACAGGAACACAATTTCCTTTTATGAAAAATATACCATTACTGATACTTGTGCCAACGGCTAAACCTTGTTTAATAACTCCAGCAACAAAGGATGTATCAATTTCTTTATTTTCAATTGTAATATCAGTTGCACTAAATTCACCGAGGTTTGTATCATCTTCACTAACTGTGTCGGCAGTATAATGAATAAAAAGCCTATATGTTTTACTAGGGTTTTCTGATTCTTCATTAGCTTCTAAAATATCAACTTTATTAATACTAGCAGTAAGCGTAGTATTAATTTGTTGTAATTCTATATTAGCTAAATCGGTCGACCATAATTCAAATGTCGATACAAAATCACTAGGTACTTCTACATCGATATAACGTAAAGTATCATCAAATGAAGCGCCTCCTCCTACAATAGGAGAATTAGATTGAAACAAACCCTGGCCAAGTTTATCAACCTGGCTTTGCAAAATTGATTGTGCCTGATTTAATTCCCTAGCTTGAACACTTTGGCCTGGCTTAAATAAAATTCTTAAATAATTTTTATCTTCAGGCGTTAATCCATTAGCATCAGGTGTATTAAAGTCGTCATAATAATTTTCCGGATATATTGTAATTGACATTTTATAATTGTATAATTAGTTTTAATTCTTCGTTTTGACCTTCTTCTCTTTGAATACCGCTTCGGTTATCCAAAAATAATACACTGCCTGAGTCTCTTTCATATGAAGGCTCAAAGACTTCCTTAATAGTTGTTCCTGTGTATTGGCCAACGACTTGACCATCTGGAGACTGAAATGTCAGTTGCTCTCCTACAGGATCTATCGCGGTATATCCGTATTTATGATCTGTATAATAATAATATGAAAAATACGATAATGGTGATTGAGTTGTATTAGAATCAACATCCTGAATATAAGCAATTACGCCGCATTGTTTTCCATTTTGCCAAATCTTCCAACCTGGTCCAATTTGAATATTATCAATAGATGGTATTGTTTGTTGTACTGGATCGCCTTCGCCTTCTAATTGGAACATACGCATTGGCGTAACAAAGTCGTCATTAAGTATAGGATTACCCGCTGTTGATGACAACGGATTTTTAACCAAAGAGATTTGGTGATACTTTGTATTATTAGGAACAAACGGCGCAAGGCTGGTGTCTGCAAATAATCCAACATACCAGCTTGGCAAAGTTTCACTTTTAATTCCACCAAATCCAGTTGCAGGAGCAATAAGAGGAATTATAACAGCTTCTTGTCTATCACTGACGGCTGGACGTACATCGCTTTCAAGTTGTAATAAATTATCACCTGCGCCTAATGTTGATTCATTAACCAAAAGTGGATTAAGCACAAGCTTTGCTTTCTTAAAGCCCCACGCTGCAACCTCTTGATTTAAAACTCCAATTCCACCCTCAGTATAATCAATTTCATATGGGAAATTGTTTTCTTCTCTAAAGAATTTGACGCTAACAATTTTAGCGCTATCATCGACAGGGTCTGCGGTAAGGTTACCAGAATCAATTACAATTGATAACATTACTGCAATTTCTTTAGGATTATCATCAAAATCTAAACCAACTAAAGTACCGGTGGTTTCGTACGGCTCCTGAGTTACACCAGTTAACGTTTTATGGCGATAAATATTACCTCCATTAATAACTTTAAAACCATAAACTGCTCCAGCAGTAATATCAGAAGCTGTTGTTGAAGAGTCTGCCGGCAGCTTATCATCTGTAATGGCAACAAATGAACTTGTATTAATTGATGAATATTGGTTAAACCTACCTAAATAAGACCAATCATATGCTCCGCCATCGCTTGAATATAATCCATAATTATTAATTTCTTCGGCAAGCGGCCCATCAAACACCCCAGCATTGGTTGCATCATCAGCTTTACCAATACATAAAAATAGTTTATCAACACCAACTGTAATATAACAAGGTTTTAATCCAGTGTCAGGGCATCCATAAAAACAACTTGGATCAAATGGATCATAAACTTTATATGAAGATAATTCATCATATGGATTTTTAGGAATAACATTAGTAAGATTATTACTTGTTATTTTAAATAAACCAGTAAGATGCTCAAGCGATCGCCTTTCATCTCCAAATGTACCGTTTGGAAACGGTGCTGCGTCGTTTGCTGAAAAAACGTCATCCCATGGATCTTGTTGACCAATACCTATATAATAATTATTGGTTGCAAAATCGTCCGAAAAAAGATTTTTCGTATTCCTTCTAAATTGTTCTGTAATAATTGCGGCCATTGTTTATATTTATACTTTTAATATTTATTTATTTTTCTATTAATTCGAATTACTTTCAGTTGCATACCAACAAATGTGTTCAGATGCTGGCCCTGGTTCAAAGTAAACAAGTGAATTGAGATAATCCGAATCGACATTAAAGATGTCATTTGCAGTTAAACTATCAAGAGCGCTTCCATATTCGATAACGCCTTGTATATATTTCACATTTTTAATATATATTTGATATTGGTTTGGTGTTGGAATATCTTCAAAAACCAATCTTAAAGTGTCAGCATCTGTTGTTTTTCCATAAACACGAACCAAGTCTCCTGTTGATATTTCTCTAGCAGAAAATATAATTTCTTCAGTTCCCATGTTATGAGAAATATCAATTTCATTGTTAATTCCATCACCAATAGTAAATAAGGTATCACCTGAATCGCCATTATAAAATACAGAAACCTTTAAAGAATCTGGAGATAACTCTGGTTTTTCATTAAACGATAGTTCTAAATTATTTGCATCAACCGTTCGGCCGCTTACTATTATATTTTGTTTGGTGTTTAATTCGCTAACGGCAAAAATAATATTTTCACTATTAAGATTATGGTTAACGTTATATGTCCAAATACTATTATCTGCTGGCTCAATCGCAGTTCCTGAATTAATTTTAATTGCGCTTGGATTACGAGCCAATCTTAATGTTGAATTAGTGCCAAAAAGTTGTGGCGCTTGTTGAAATCTAGTTGATTTACTTAAGTTAGATACATCATATCCCCATGATCCACCGCGGATGACTCTATTTGCTTCAGGATTTACTTTTGCGACACGAAGACCTTTCGACGGGCTCCCGATATTTGCACCGGCAAACGCACGTGAGGTATT